GCTTTCATTTTTTATACGCATAATTAAAGCTAAATCGTGTGGGTATAGATATACCAAACTAAAACCAGTTTAAGTTCAGTTAATGAGAGGGAGAAAAAAAATACCAACAAAAGTAAAGGAGCTAAAAGGCACACTAGAGAAATCCAGGTTAGTGGGAAATGAAATGGAAACTTCTCAAGTTGTTAGTATGCCTTCGGCTCCCTCCTTTCTCAATAAACAAGGTGCAGACGAATGGCATTTAGTGACTAACGAACTAGCCAATATTAAGATGTTGCACTTAACTGACTTATCAATCTTAGCAGCGTATTGTAATGAGATTGGAATCTACAGAGAGATAGCTCAAGAGTTACAAGGCAACTTTACAGAACAGACCATTGACAAAGATGGAAGGTTGAGGTCTAGTAAGATTGCACCTAAGTACAAGGTAATGCAAAACGCTTTACAGAATGCGATGAAAATTGCTACGCAATTTGGATTCACTCCAAGCAGCAGAGCTTCTCTTAGTATGCCAGAGCAAGATGAGGAAAGGACTGACGATTTTAATTTCTTTGATTAATGATAAACATTTATAATCAAGACTGCTTAGAAGCTATGAGAGAGATGTCAGATAAACAATTCGACTTAGCTATCGTAGACCCACCATTCGGAATTAAAGACCGTATGCAAGGAAGTAAACAATTAGGACAACAATCTAAAAATATAGAATGGAATAAAAAAATCCCTACAAAAAAATACTTTGACGAATTATTAAGAATAAGTAAAAATCAAATAATATTTGGTGCTAATTATTATGCAAATTTTTTACCGAACGAAAGAGATTGGATTGTTTGGGATAAGATGCAAGGAGACCTTGGATTTAGTATGCACGAACTAGCTTGGACTTCTTTTGACAAAGTTCCTAAGATTGTAAAAGTCCAAACTATTAGAGGGCACTTAAAAAGATGGCATCCTTGTCAAAAACCAGTAAAGTTATACGAGTGGCTCTTAATGAATTACGCTAACGAGGGGGATAACATTTTAGATACACATCTAGGCTCTGGAAGTATTGCTATTGCTTGTCATAATCTAGGCTATGACTTAGAGGGATATGAGTTAGATAAGGAGTATTATCATAATGCTTTAAAACGAATCAAAGAACATCAATCTCAACTAAGGCTAATATGAAACTAAAGGAGGACAAGACTTTTTACTTTGATGACAAGGCAGCAGATAGAGTAGTCTACTTTATAGAGAATCACATCAAGCATATTAAGGGAGAGTTAGGGGGTCAGCCATTTAAGTTAGAGCCATTTCAGAAAACAATAGTTAGAGATTTATTCGGTTGGAAATATAGAGATAGTGGTCTAAGAAGATTTAGGACTGCTTATATATGTCTACCAAGAAAGAACGGAAAGTCTACTCTTATAAGTGCAATAGCTTTGTATATGTTACTAGCAGATAATGAGCCATCTGCCGAATGTTATATTGCTGCTGGAGATAGACAACAGGCTGGTATTATATTTGACGTAGCTAGTGGAATGGTAAGAGCTGACAATCAACTAAACAAGAATCTGAAAGTATTTAAGAACTCTATCATTCACGAGAAAAGTAACTCAGCATTTAAAGCTATTAGTTCTGAGGCAAGTTCTAAGTTTGGATACAACGCTAGTTTCATTTGTATGGATGAGTTCTTTGTCCAAAAAGATTCTAGCCTATGGGATGCTCTTACAACTTCGGTTGGTAGTAGGAGACAGCCTATGACAATAGCCATAACAACTGCTGGTTATAATCGTGAGTCGATATGCTACAAGACTGAGGAGTATGGTCGTAAAGTATCAGAGGGAATAATTAAAGACTCTAGTTTTTACTATGTCAAGTATGCTTGTGATTTAGAAACAGATTGGACAAGTGAGGAGGCTTTGAAGATTGCTAATCCTGGTCTTGAAAGTGGAGTAGTTAAATTAGACTATCTTAAAAGAGAACAAGAGAAAGCTATTAAGCTACCAAGCTATGAGAATACTTTTAGAATGTTACACCTTAACCAATGGATGTCATCAGCTAGTAAGTGGCTATCAGACCAGCAATGGATGGAGTGTAATAAAGCACCAATACACTTAGAAGATTATAAAGGAATGACAGCTTACGCTGGATTAGATTTAGCTTCGGTTAGAGATATTAGCGCATTTCTGTTAATCATTCCAGAAGATGATAGGTTTACAATTATTCCTTACTTCTTTGCTCCAAAAGATAATGCTTTTATTCGTTCAAGACGTGACCAAGTTGATTATATAGGATGGGAGAAAGAGGGATTGATGGAACTAACAGAGGGCGATGTCACAGACTACAACTACATAAAACGTAGAATAAAAGAAGTAGCTGAGGTTGTAAACATCAAGTCTATTGCTTATGATAGATGGAACTCTAGCCAATTAGTTATAGACTTAACAGAGGATGGTTTGCCAATGGAAAGCTATGGTCAAGGCTTTGCAAGTATGTCAGCACCAACTAAAGAACTTGAGAAGCTAGTACTAGGCAAACAGATTAACCACGCTGGTAACAAAGTGTTGAGGTGGATGTGTTCTAACTTAGCTATGAAAACAGACCCAGCTGGAAATATAAAAATGGATAAGAGTAAATCAACTGAAAAGATTGATGGAATGGTTGCTCTTGTTATGGCTCTTGGATGCTATATGAATGACGATAGTAGCGACTCATCTACCTATGATGATAGGGGAATAGTATGGATTTGACTTTTGCGATTTCTCTTATCTTTGTAATGTAATTACAATTTTATGGGACTATTTGACTTCTTGCGTTCTGAGAAGAGGGGCGATAATTTTTTAAAGGCAGTTTTCGGTGGCTATGGTGCAGCCAACAGAACAGCAGTAACTAGAGATACATCTTTAACATTTAGTGCAGTATTTGCGTGTGTTAGAGTTATTAGTGAATCAATAGCAAGTCTACCCATAAAAGTTTACAGAGTCGAGGAGGATGACGATAAGATTACTGACGTCAGCCATCCAATCTACCGACTACTAGCTCGTAATCCTAACGAGTATATGACACCATACACATTCCTAGATACTCTAATGACCAACTTATTGCTAGAGGGGAATGCGTATTTTTATATTGAGAGAGATGGTAACGCTAGACCAATCTCACTTATTCCTATCAATCCAGAAGATGTTAAAGTAATTAAGCACGATGGACAAATATATTACGACATCAAAAATTATGAGATAGGAGTAATGAAAGAAGATATGTTACATTTCTTCAACTTATCGTTTAATGGTTGTGAGGGAGTAAGCGTATTGAAAGCACAAAACACTACAATAGCAACTTCTATTGCTGCTAACGATACAGCTAATAGTTATTTAGGAAACTCTGCTCAAGTAGGAGGAGTAATTAAACATCCTGGCAAACTAAGTAAAGAAGCTGTAGCAAGACTTAAAAATAGTTGGAATCAAAATTACTCTGGCTCATTTGTAGCTGGTAAGACTGCTATCCTTGAGGAAGGTATGACGTTCGAGCAAACTAACATTGATGCTAACAAGTATCAGCTTTTAGAGACTAGACGTTTCCAGATTGAGGAAGTAGCTAGAATTTTTAAAGTGCCATTATCTTTGATTGGTCACTTAGAGAAAGCTGCTAACTACTCATCTATTGAGGCTTTAAGTATTGACTTCGTAAGATTTACCTTGATGCCTTATATGGTAATGGTAGAACAAGAATTAAATAGAAAGCTATTTAGAGAAACAGAGTTCGGCTCGTTTACTATTAAACTAGATGCTAATGCTTTACTACGTGGAGATAGTGCTTCTCGTGCAAGTTATTACAGAGAGATGGCTTCTATCGGTGCTTTGTCTATTAATGAGATAAGACGAATGGAGGACTTGAACAGAGTAGGTCCAGAGGGCGACCAGTTATTTATGCCATTAAACTTTGCTCCAGTTGGAGACGTAGAAGAGGAGGACAAAGAGTAATGCCGATACCTACTAAAAATATAGACGAGACTAACGAGGAGTTCATCGAAAGATGTATGGCTGATGATACTATGGTAGAGGAGTATGAAGAAGACCAAAGGTTAGCAATCTGTTCTTTACAATTAGAAGAGGACAGAGCGTTAGAGGATATAAACACTAAGCCAACTCAAGAGATGGCTGACGAAGCTGCACAAGGCTTAGAATGGCGTGAGGAGTTTGGTCGAGGTGGAACTG